TAGCTGATACATTAAGGTGAGGACTCGCCGGTTTTTTAGAATCGGCGAGTCTTTTGTTTTGGGAAACAAAAGTATCAAAGGGCTTAGAGGGATAGATTAGGTAGTACATTTTGATTTTTGGGGGTTTACTATGTCTAGACCACCCCCGGCGACGGGCAGTTCAGCCATGCCTTACAAAAAAAACAGAAAAACCCCCTCGATCCTTCTAGCAATTCCTGTGCCGAATGCCCCAAAAAATTTTTTTCTGGATGGACTCAATTTTTCCGGTTGACAAAGCCGATACCAAAGTATAGAATCGAGGCATAACCCCAAGGAAACCTGAAAATGCCCACTTTTTCGACTCACGCTGAACTCACCGCCCATATCGATCTTGCCACCCGCGATGGAATCGAGGGATTTACGCTGATCGGTTGCCGGTTGGTGGGCGAGTTGCTCTGCGAGGCGAGCCGCGATGGATACCTTGGCGATTTTTACGGTATGGAGGGCGAGGCAATCGGAATCGATTGTAACGGAATCGTAAACTACGAGTATTATGCCTGCGGAAGTTTTGGAGAGTGATTCTCTCAATTTCTCTGCTTGACATGTCCGATACCAAAGTGTAGACTTCACACATACCCCAAAGGAACCATGACGATGAAACGAGTACCGAAAGAATCGACGATCCGCAAGCACATCTACAAGTATGCCTACAAGGCAGGCTTCACGTATCACCCGCAGACGGATGGTACGGTTGCTTTGTTCGACATCCACATGAAATACTACGTGTTTCGTGGTACTGTGGCACGTGCCGTACAGACGATCTGCGACAATCTCCACATGATCGCACGACGAGCAGCGAACGCCTAAAAGGCAGGCAGCGATGCCCGCCAATTAGGCTCACTGCCATTTTGGCAGGCTCGCCCCCCGGCCTGCCATTTTGGCATACACTTCGGTTTGGCACAGGATTTGCTCACGCGAGATTTTCTCAATTTCTATGATTGACATGGCCGATACCATACTATACGATATATTCACACCAGAACGATAGCCCCAAGGAAACCTAATCATGAGCAAGTATCGCACCTATGCCCCTCGCGGTTGTGAACACGATGACGTATACGTTGGTCGTCTGGAAACCTACTTGGTTTTCGTTGGCGACAGATGGAACGGCAAGAATGAGAGCCTGGGCTACATTCAAGCCTACTGTGTTCGGGATGCACTCGCAGATGCCCGAGCCAAGTATGGCGAAAACGTAGGCGTGATATGGTCCTGACCTAAAACCGTGCAGCACCGCCAACAAACAAGGCAGACTGCCATTTTGGCAGGCGCGCCCCCCGGCCTGCCAAAATGGCATGCCCGCCCGTTTGGCACAGCGTTTGCATACAGCAATTCTCGTGCCAAAGAAATTTTTTTTCGCACTCAATTTTTCCCCTTGACATTGCCGATGCCATACATTATACTCGTCCCAAACACCCAACCCCGAGGAACCTTGATTATGTCCAACACCTTCGCCCGCATGACGGAAGTTGATTGCCTTCGCCAAGAGTACTCCGCTCTGTTCGAAGAGATGCACGGCTGCTTGCCGGATGACCGACTCATGACGGTAGGCACCGCCGACGAGCTGTTGGCCGAGATCGGCCGCATGGTCGATGTGATGTGGGACGAAGCTAGCGCACACCCCGCATGGGACTTCTGCTATGTTGCTGGTGGTCGCTGAAAAGCTAACTGCCATTATGGCAGGCCGCGCCCCCGCGCTGCCATTTTGGCAGGCTCACTCGTTTGGCACAGCGTTTGCATACAGCAATTCTCGTGCCAAAGAAATTTTTTTTCGCACTCAATTTTTCCGCTTGACATGGCCGATACCAAAGTGTACAATCAGAGCATACAAGAACGACAACCCCAGAAGGAACCCGAACCATGCGTACCCTCATCACCCCCGACATGTGTGACCGTGAGATTCTCGCCGTGAGCGACGAAGCCCTCATTGCCAACGCCCGTCAAGCCGTTCGCGGAGTCAAGCGAGCCGCACGAGCCATGTTCTACGGCATTGCGAGCGGTGCCGAACTGGTCGAAGTCACCGATCCCGTCGAGGGTGTCGAATACTTCACGGGTGAGGACGGTGTGCCTTGCCTGTGGGTCGAGAAGGTCACGAAGTTCCCCAAGTCACGCGGAAGCAAGAGCAAGTACAAGCACCATCGCAACTACAATCCAGCCGCCCATGATAACATGATTGTCAAGGTCGGAACCCCCGGTAGTCGGGAGCGTCTCGATGCTCTCCGCGACCAGTACGCCGCAATCGAAGCAGGAAAGCACGACGTGTCACCGTTCAGGGACGAGTGATAGTCAAACAAACAGATGACCATAAGCCTCGAATGGTATCTTACAAAATCGCAGCCCTATAATTCGGGACAACCGCACCCCGAGCGTTTAGTGTTGGGCTAGTGGCACCATACAATAGTCAACAAATAGTAACATCCCAACAAAGGATAGTAACATGAAAAAGCAACCCACCGAACGCGAGATATTCGAGCGACAAGAGAGTATCGCCGGGTATACTATGCTGTTCATCGTAGTATTACTATTTGCTATTCCGTTCACAGTGTTTTTGTAACACAATAGTAACACAATAGTAACAACCTGCCATTATGGCAGGCCCGCTACCCTGTCTGCCAAAAAGGCAGCATACACTTCGTTGAACAATTCTTCTCGAATGGCACAGTATTTGCACACGAAAGATTTTTGAGAAGGATTCAATTTCTCCCCTTGACATTGCCGATACCATACAGTATCATTGAAGCATCAAAGGAACGATACCCCAAAGGAACCATGATCATGAACACCGATTCACTCCGCAAGCCCAACACTCCTGCCAAGCCCCTGATCTCTCCTCCACTCTATGTCTACAAAGACCTTTGCTTGTGCATGCAACAGCGTAAGCATGTGAACCTTGTTGATCGTAGCGGCCATCAATTCCAAGGAATGATCAATGGCATCCAGATCGAAGATGGAAGCGGAAACAATTGGATCGTGACACTCTCCACTGGCTTGCGTGTATACGTCAAGACCACCACCTCCGATGTTGTTCGTCTTGCGTGATCGGGGTTGACAGTTGAGCGGGGCGATCCTTTGTGTTGTAAGGGGTTGCCGTACAAGGGGTTGCCCTGCTCCTGTCCTATTGTATCAGCCGATCCTATCGGCTAGGCAAGGTGGGCTATAGCCAGCGAGTTGAGGACTCTTATCGGAATTGTAAGTTAACTGCCATTATGGCAGCCACCCTCCCCGGCCTGCCATTTTGGCAGACGCCTCCATTTGGCACGGTATTTGCATAGTGCAACTCTCATACCAATTCGCTCAAAAATTTTTTCGAGACAGGCTCAATTTTTTTGTTTGACATAGCCGATACCTATTGGTACAACATACGCATGACCATCAACCCCCTCATCACACGCGGAGCCGATACCATGTCGCGCGAACTTCACACTGTTTCCACTTTTGCCGATCTCGTGGATTCTGTCCACCTTGCCCACGACCGCGTAGACGATGCGACTGGTACGCTCGCCGTTCGCGGTATACTGCTGCGAGTCGCCAATACCAATAACGGTATCATTTTTGTTTATCCAGATAGGCTTCGCTCCGATCTAGGCTGGGTTCGCGTAGATTCTACTGGCGTCTTGGTCGATTACTCATGGCGAGACAATTGAGCTAGCAATCCGCGTACCAAATAACATATCTAACAACAAAACGAGACTGCCATTTTGGCAGACCCGCTCCCGCGCCTGCCATTTTGGCAGACACCGAGGTTTGGCACAGCGTTTGCACCCAGCAATTTCTATGCCAAAGAAAATTTTTTCGCCCTAATTTTTTTACTTGCAATTGCCGATACCAAAATGTAGACTGATAGCATACAACAACCCTCCCGGAAACCGAACGATGCGTCACGCGTGCGAAACATACCTCGAAGTTGCCTGCTACGATTACTGGGCGACCTGCCAGAAACTTAATGTTCCTATGAACGACGACTTGGTCGCTCTAGGGACGGCCAAGCAACTGTATGCCGAAATCGACAGGTTGTTGTCGGATGAAATCGACAGGTTGATGCTAGAACATTCCGCTTGACATTACCAAAACATCTTGTAGACTTAGAACACAACCCCAAAGGAACCTAAAAATGAACACCGAAGCTATCCTCGCCGCCATCGCCGCTTGCGCAACCGACCTTGAAGTTAACGCCCTCTGGACGAAAACTTACCTTGCTCACCGAGATGTCGCTTGGTCGATATATGACGCCTTCCAGGCTCGTAAGCGAGAGCTGCCACACACCCCCAACGACTTCAAGGATAATGGCTGGGGCTGGGATTAACCAGCAATTACTGTGCCAAACCAAAAGCGACTGCCAATTTGGCAGGCGCGGCACCCTCCCTGCCATTTTGGCAGCATACACACCACAGCAAATCTCATGCCAAAGATTTCACAATTTCTTCTCAATTTCTCAGCTTGACAAAGCCGATACCTAATGGTACAACTAGAGCACACCCCAAAGGAACCCAAGCAATGCAGACCGTTTTCCTAATTCAAATGAAGTTTGTGAACGAAAACTATCCTCGCACTCTTTTTGTGTGTAAGACACGAACGATTGCCGAACGAATGATGTCTCGCATGAGTCAAGAACCTGGATATTTCGATATCTATATCGATGAATTCCGATTGGAGACATACGATTGACAAATCGCGTCTAGTCTGGTATGTTTCACAAATAACCCTAAGGAACCTAGCAATGTCCATCCAAGCTATTCTTAATTCGGAAAAAGTCAAGCCAGTAGTTAGGTCAACTCCTCATGGCAACCTTTATATTTTTCTGTATGCTCTAAGTCATCGTGTTTATGTGGTCAAGGATAATGTAGCAACCTTTTTGTATGATCGACCAAACGCAAACCTTGCAGCTTATAGCTGTTAGGAGGAACCTATGCGAACAACTATGTGGACCCTCTACCAGACCGGACAAATAACTGAGGCTGGATGGCTCAACTTCTGTAACTGGTACATGTGGCATTGCATCATGACCAATCCAGAGGTTATTACTATCATGCAACGGATGAAGCATGATACTAGCTTCTATGCTTGCTAAAAAGGCAGTTCTGCTCATAACCTGGGCAGACTGCCAATTTGGCAGGCGGGGTACGGTTTCTGTCAATTTGGCAGTTTTGCAGGAGAGCAAATAGTGTGCCAAAGAGTTGTATTTGGGCGAAAAATAATTTTGTGGATTTTGGGTCTTGACACGGACGATATTCATGATAGAATCATATGAAAGAGAAAAGGAGAGAAAAATGAGAATGTTTGATGTGTTTATGGGTGCTAAGGCTCAAATCTGGGGCTATGAATCACAACATTGTACGATTGTTCAGGATGTTTCATCTGGCAAATTTTATGCCGAATGCGACGAAATCCTTTCTCGTCGAGCTTTGAATTCTGACAATTATGTTCAGGTTTTGAATGATATGTTTTGTGATTATTGTACCGAAAAGGCAGCTTGGATGGGTATGGGCTGATAGGCTCGTTTGTCTTGTTCTAGCCGATCCTGTCGGCTCGCCAAAATCGCTATAGCCAGCCAGCCTGCCATTTTGGCAGGAACCCTAGCGCGACTGCCAATTTGGCAGTTTCAAACGCCAACAGGCTTTTGGCACAGCAATTGCTATATAGCAAACGGTATGCCGTTCGCCCAAGAATTTTGTCTTGATTTTTCCGCTTGACAATGCCGATACCATACAGTAGAATGATGACATAACCCCAAAGGAAACTCAACCATGATTAGTGCAAACGAACTCTGCTCTGCCCTTCACAACCACTCAAGCGAATTGTATCGCAAGATGGAAAGTCTTCGTGCGAAAATCGGCCAGAAGGAAAGCCGCGAATTCAAAAAGGCTTTTACCGCGTGGAACAAAGCTCACATGGCCTCGATGGCGGCGAGCGATATGCTCATCGCCCTGCGACAAAAAACCGGATCGTTCGCTTGACAATCTGCCTCCAATCTGTTACACTTCATCCATCAACCCAAAGGAAACCCAACCATGAGCCATCCTGACCCTACCCGCGATTACGACGACGACTTCGACTGCGACAACACCGATGATGGTTATGATCGAGCGAAAGATGCTTGGTGGAACGGTGGCCCCGCCGTCACCGATTGGCAACGGGAAGAGGATCGTGCATGGGACGAAGAGTGCCGCCGAAACGGTTGGTAAGCTCTGCCCGCCAATGAGGCAGCAACTGCTCACAAGATGAGCTGCCTGCCATTTTGGCAGGCTCGCCACCGGGGCTGCCATTTTGACAGATACTTTGGGAAAGTATCGCAAATGCTATGCCAAAGGCCATCGCCGTTTGAGATAGATTTTCTCAATTCCTTCCATTGACAGGACCGATACCTAATGGTACAACTGACGCATCATCACCACCCCAGGAATTATACGATGAACGCTGTTATTGATCTTGACGCCGTGAACGCTGAACTCGCCTGCTGCGAGTGCGAATCCCCAGCCGATTCAGACCTTCACCCGATGGAATTCGCGGAAATCGCGGGAATTCTCGACGAAATCATCGACGAAATCTACCCGGAACCAGCTTGGTTCGAGTGACGGAAAGCCGGGGCGGGCGTAATGGGTGCGTCCGCCCTGGCTGGAAGCCGACTGCCATTTTGGCAGGCGGGGTACGGTTTCTGTCAATTTGGCAGTTTTGCAGGAGAGCAAATATCATACCAGAGATTGTAATTGGGCGAAAAATTATTTTGTGGATTTTGACCCATTGACAGGTCGATTATATATGGTATCATCAGTGCATAACTCAAAGGAATCAATCATGTCTGGTAAATATCGGAAAGTTGTAGAGTTTGATAACGGCTATGGTGCTAGTATTGTTAGTGGGCCGAATTCGTATGGTGGAGAAAAAGGACTGTTTGAAGTTGCTGTCTTGGATAGTAATGGCGAACTCTGCTACACTACGCCGGTCACCAATGACGTAATCGGCTGGCTGGACTTCGCGGGAGTTGCCGAGGTTCTGGAAAAAATCAAAAATCTGGCACCACTTAGGGCTTGACAAAAAATCTGCCCATGATATAATCGAAACATAACCCAAAAGGAAACCCGAAAATGACATACGCTGAACTTCACTCTCTGATTCGTGGCAAGAACAACAAGAGCCGTCGCAAGATTGCTGGTAATACGTGGGGTGAAATCGACCCAGTGACAGGTATGATAACCGTCACTTTTCACAAGACCCATATCATTCGGGCTTTCCCGTCTGGTTCTTTCGTTTTGAATAATGGTGGATACCAGACCGTGACCACAAAGCGGCGACTCAATCAGTTTACGCCATTTTCCGTCTGGCAACGTAACTTCACATGGTTCACCCGTGAAAACGGTCGTGATGTCGAATTCCAAAACGGGATGTTGTTGGTGTGGTGAGGGTTGCGGGTCGAGAGCAGGGCGAGGCTAAGGGGTTGGTTTTCGCTCTGCTCTCCCTGCCATTCTGGCAGGCCAAGTACCCTTTCTGCCAAAATGACAGATTATGCAGAGAAGGAATTTGGGCGATTTTCAATATGAGCCTATTGACACGAGGAAATTTTGTCGTATAATTCATTCATGTGATTTGGAACCCTTACCCTTCTGAGGAATTTTTTGATGGCTACTATCAATCAGAGTTCGTTTGATCTGGCAGTTTTGGAAATGAATAGTGTGAAAAAGGCGAAGCCAAAGTTTTCGCCCAAAAAGCACTATCTTGCGTGGCGTCTTTCGAGGATGAAGGGCAATCCACGCGGCAATGCTGTGGAGCGTATGATTCGTCATTACTTCGAGCAAAAGGGTCGTGCAGTACAGGTGTTCGGTAAGAATTTCACGTTTGACCTTTTGGTGAACGGCAAGCGGGTCGAAATCAAATCGGCTCTCGCCACATTTGCTGGAAATAAACTTTACTACAGGTTTCAGCATGTCGGCCTTGACTGTTTCGATACGATTGTGCTGGTCGGGATCGCTCCTCATGGTATCAATGTGAAAATCGTCAGCAAGAAGCGTCTTGAGCGAGACTTTTTCCCGCGTTCCTTTGAGGAATATAAGGTTTTGGCAATTTCTCACGAAAAATTCATGTCGCTCTAAGAAGGGTGGGTTGCCAAGTGGTGGAGAAATCCGCCATTTTGGCAGCTTCCCTACGCGATCTGCCAATTTGACAGCTAATAATTCCTCAATTTCTGGTATTGACAAAGCCGATACCTAATGGTAGACTCAGGCATACCCAAAAAGAAAAGGAAACTAACAATGGCACGAGATGGCGACTGCGTTTGTGTGATGCTTGACAATGTGACGCAAACCTTTGTTGTAACTGTTCGATCTCTGAATGGCGTTCATATTGACGCTCTGAAGCGATTGCTGCAAACAAAGCACGAGGTTATCGACATTCAACAAGTGAAAGTGACACAAAATGTAACCGATCCGAGTCGTCGCTTCTGAAAAAGCATGCCATACTGTCAGTTTCAGCCGATCCAATCGGCTCGGCCAAATGGGTATAGCCAGCAAGACTGCCATATTGGCAGCTTGGCTAGGGCGACTGCCAAAATGGCAGATGGTGCCGCTAGAGCAAAACCTGTGCCAATCGCCCAAAAACTTTTCCGAAACAGACTCAATTTTTCCGCTTGACAAAGCCGATACCTAATGATAGAATCACAACATACCCCAAAGGAACCCAAACAATGTCGAATCTCTCTGATTGCTGTGATGCTCCGGTCGTTCACGAGGACATTTGTTCACGATGCGGTGAACACTGTGAGCCTATTTGTGGCGAGTGTCACAACAGCGGCATCGTGCGAATTGAAAACGAATGGGAAGATTGCGATTGCGGCTGCCCGTTCAATCGGTATACTGCCGAACACGTCTATGCGGACTGGATTCGGTAGTTGACAAGTCTGGACAAGTCTGGTACACTTCATCTCACAACCCCCAGGAACCCCACCATGTCCAGCGAAATCACCAAGCGAATCAAGCGAGAACTCCGAGAGATGGCCGAGTCCTTTTTTGAGGGAATCGCCATCCCGTCACTCGTTGCTGTGGCCGACGAGCAAATGATCGAAGATGAGCAGTACGTTTTTGGCACAGGACTGTTCGACACGATCAAGGGCCAGCGTTACGCCGTCTGCGAAAAGCTCCTGAAGTTTGCGGGTCGTCGCCGCAAGAAGCGGGTGAGTCGATTCAAACACGACAAGAAGTATAACCCGGCTTGTGACGACCTTATGATCGTCGTAGTTGGCAAACCCGGAAGCAAGGAGCGAATCGACGCCCTTTGCGAGCAATACGCCGCAATCGGAGCAAGCGGCCACGAAGTGAGTCCGTTCAGAAACTAGGCACCGCTGCCTAAAAAAAGGGTATCTGCCAAAATGGCAGAGCCGCCACCCCGACTGCCAAAACGGCAGACAAATTTAGTTTGGCACAGGATTTGCACACAAAAAATTTTTTCAAGCCAACCCCTTGACATGACCGATACTGAGTGTAGAATGATGCTATATCCAACCGAGTAGCTTCCAGAAAATTCAAGCATCACGGCAGAAGCAACCTGCCATCTGAGCAAAAAGTTGGTTGTCATCTAGGCCGAGTGACGTAAAAATATTGGGTGCGTTAATTCGCGGAAACCTTATCGGCCCAATACACTTGACAATCAATCATAGTCTGATACAATCACGAAACACGCAGAGCCATCTATCGCAAGCCAAACAAGATAGCCCGTATCGAATACTGAAAAAGCCTCGCTTATAGAGGATGACGGTTGACACCCCGGCTATGGGAGTCTAAGGTACGCTTGTTTGTGAGTGGAGTAGCGACCCTCCTGCGTCATGCACAACACGGCTAGGTTTCATCGAGGGCATAGCGTTGTGGTAGCGAGGTGAGGCTTCGTGCCGCTTGTAACTGAGCAGGATCAACAAAGTGAGCGACCTGGAAAACTCTGCCACCTTATTCCTGCAAGGCGATTCGTGCCATCGACTAGATGACCTAGGCTCTCATGCTAGATCGGTTCCTGGGTAACGTCCAGTTTGCGGGACCGCACATTCCTGCCAATTTGGCAGGCTCCCTACCGGCTATGCCAAAATGGCAGTTGAGCAGAGAGAAACTTGGGGCGATTTTGTAGATTTTGGGTCTTGACATAGCCGATATCTATTGGTAGAATGAAACTATGAAAATCACAAAAAAGAGCGATCTCGAATCAGGCAAACGCTGGCGACTCCTGGCAAGTGAAGCCTATTGTACTATCCTTCGTGTTGAAAATTGGGTAAATTACCATAATCGACTAGATAAGGGTACAACTATATATTATATGATCGAAGGTGAACGTAATATCAAACAAAAGAGCCTTGAAGATTTCCTTTATATGTACGAGCCTACTTGACAAACCAAAAACGGAGTGTATCATCATGGAATGGATTTTCCACAACCCTTTCAATACTGCCGGTTTCATTACTGTTGTATTTTGTTTGGTTTATACCTTTATGGACTTCATTTCGCCACCAAAATAAACCACTTGACAATTCGGTTTTTTCAGTTACACTTCACCTATACGACTGCCACAAGGCCGTCGCCGTTTGAGACAGGAGAAAACTAAGATGATTCGTGATGAAGATGAGATGCTTGAGGACGAGTTTGATTTTGGTACTGGTTATTCGGACGAGCCAGACTTTTCCGATTTTGAAGAAGATGACGAGTTTGACGAAGATGATTGGGAAGATGACGAGTACGAAGATTGGGGAGACAACGAAGACTCCTGACAACAAGCCTGCCTTTATGGCAGGCTCCCTACCCGCTCTGCCAAAATGACAGATTGTGTAGGAGAGCAAATATCGTGCCAAAGAAAATGTTTTTGGGCGAATTTTTGCTATTGTGGCGGGTGGAATTGGTCGATATACTAAGTATGGCCGAAGGATCGGCTAGTAACCAACAAACGGAGTATTATCATGGTACAATGGATTGGTGTGATTCTGGCTGTATGTGGTTTTATTTATGGTGGAATTCGTGATTATCAGAACGGAACGATAAAGATTCCTTATACTTCTCAAGTTTCCCAAACTGCCGAAACTCCTCAACCTCCCCGATTTATGTATCAGTATTGTTTGATGTGCTACGACCCCAACGTCGAGAAAGTTTACTACCAACACGCCGATGGTTCATGGAGGGATTATCCGCCACAACAGCAGAAGATTCCGATATATAACTAGGCTTGACAATCTAAAATCGTATGGTACAATCCACCTATACCTAAAGGAACCAATCATGTACTACGACAAGCCCAGAGTTTGCCCATGCGGATCAGGCGAAATGAGTTGGTGGGAGACGGATGCTCGTGGGATTCCACTTGCTCGCGTTTGCCCTGAGTGCCGCGAAAAGCAACTCGCCAAGTATCGCCCAGAGGTTCTGACGAATCCGCAATATGAAACGGATGAACCGATTGAGGAATATATCTGATTCGCTTGACAAACTCGACCAAACTGGTACAATACCATCATGGAATACGAAGACTCAAAAGCCGCATGGCGTGGTGATCGCTCTAAGAAGTTCAAGAGTAAGCGACCCAAGAAAACCTATGGGCGTAAGGGTTGCAACTGTGGACGCTGCCGGGGTGATCGTGTGTATTGTGATACGCGTGATCGCAGCGAGGCAGATCGGCAAATTTTTGACAATCGATTTGAGGACTGACTGCCATTATGGCAGCTTCCCTACCGCGCCTGCCAATTTGACAGATACTTTGGGAAAGTATCGCAAATACTGTGCCAAAGGCCGTCGCCGTTTGAGACAAATTATTCAAGCAAGAGGTATTGACACGCCGATAGTGTATGGTACAATACCAAAACACAACAACTCCAAGGTGATACGATGGCTAAGAACAAGTATGGCAAAGTTAAGATCGAGACGAAAGCCCCCTGGAAAATTGGGACGGGCCACAAGGATTTTCGTTCCGCTGCTTGCACGATCATGGGCGACAAGCGAACCAAACGTCAACGCACGAGAAGCGCCCAAAAGAAGGGTTGGCAGGACGAATAGCTCTGTCCGAGCCAATCCTTCGGATTCGGGTTGGATGGGTGTAGTCAGCCAAATGGCTTGACATTTGAAATGTGTCTGATATAATGGTGCAGAAGAGGGGTTTGGGCGATTTTGGAGAAAAATCATGTGTAAGGCGTCATGGAGCTATTGTTGTGAGGACTCTATTGTAGAGGATGGGGGTCATCTGTACTGTGATATTTGTGGTGAGGAATTGGATGAGAATGGGGTTCCTTTGTTTGAGGATGATGGGGAAATTTCTGAGGATGATATCGATTATCATTACCGAAAATATTATGGTTTTGGAGCAAAGTGATGCTAAAAGCCGACCAAGAATGGATGGATCTTGATACTGGTAGTATTGCTCATATTACTTATGTTGATAGTGATCATGTGATTTTTTATGTGGGTAATGAGTTTTATGATTGGGATTTTATGGATTTTTGTATGATCTATACGAGAAAACTGCCATAATGGCAGCTTCCCTACCACAACTGCCAAATTGACAGTTTCAAACGCCAACCGGCTCGACTGACTCGATTTTGATTGGATTCCATCGCTTGACATTGCCGATACTAGTGATACAATAACTGTATGATGAATAAACTTCACGTAAGATTCCATCTCGCAGCCGGAATCAACTACAAGCAATGGCAGATTCGTGATAAGAATTCTGGGGGCGTATCCTACTACGATCCAACAGAAAACTGTCTCGTTCTTTCAAACTGTACGCTGCGAAATATGCCAGGAACGGCCAAACGAGTTTTTGAAAGCCAAGTTCGTGACGTTTCCGGCTGGATTGAGTGCGATTCGGTAACGATTGTTCCGGCACACACACCTATGACTCAGGAGTTGATTGAAGCAACCTACGATCCCAAGATTCGCCCATACTGGTATTGTCCATCCACCGACAATATACTTGACAACGCAAGATTTGCACGTATAATCACGCAAGGTAGAAGAGTTTTCATTCACAAGAGGTAAAACGATGATTGCACAATTTCGCAAAATGGTTGACCGGGAAGTTTCCAACATTGCTGGCGTTGGTATTGACGATCTGCCAGATTTTGATTTGTGGAACTATTTTGACGAGGGGATGAGCCAAGAAGAGCTTCTTGAGTCTGCTCGTTGTGCTGCACGCGATCTGCTCGAAGAAGAGGGCTTTCCTTTCGATGAGGACGGGTTTGAGGATTACGAATAAGTGATCCGGCTGCCATTATGGCAGCTACGCCAGCGAGACTGCCAAATTGGCATCGTATACTTCTCTCAAAAAACTCAAGAGCAGAGTATTGACACGCCGATATTATATGATAGAATGAAGCAATCACCCACTAGGAAGGCCGTCGCCGCCTGAGACATATGGAAACCCTACTTGCTGAAATCTTGCTCGAATACGCCAAGACGATGATTCATATTGAGACACTTCCACACAAAACTACTGAAGAGTTTCAACTCAAAGTAGAAGCAATGCGCAGACTCACCATCGCTGAAGCTAAAAGTATTTGTGAAGCGATACGATCAATCAAACAAAATGGGCGTTTTCTAGCTGTTGCCCCTAGTACAAACTAGAACTTCTCAGTCTTGACAAACCCAAAACCTAGTGTATGATAGAAGAAACCAAACCCAAACGAGGTGTACGATGTTGATTGCTTTGATTGTTTGTTCTGCTGCTTGCTTTCTTGCTGCTCTTGCTGTCTATAACGGTATGTTTTTGGGCGTTCACGATACGCTCTCAAATGCCCAAAAGGGTGGAGTATACTCTTTCGATTACTTGCAACCAAATAGTGGAGAGCATCATCGGCACATAGTAAAGGTGCTTGAGGTACAAAAGTTGGACGACAACACTATTAGGCGATTGAACCGCACCAGCAATTATCGTGCCAGTGATTCGATTTTCAAGCGTACTGGTACTTTGATTCGTGCTGTTGATCCAACTGGCGAATATCGACAGTTTTATGCCGAGCGATGCGTGAGCGTTCACCGTCTTCCGCTGGGTGGGTTGCGATTTCTTGTAGGGGTGTGATGGTTGAGTCGCCAGAAAAGTGTAGTTAGGATTGTAAGGGGTTGCGATCCTAGCTGCCATTCTGGCAGACTCCCTACCGCTACTGCCAAAATGGCAGAGAGCTTGACATTACGGATTCTTCTGGTATAATCTATCTTATCAACCAGGGTATCGATATGCTTTTAGCTAATGCTTTTGTGGGCTACTCGTGTGTAGCTTGGGTAGTTTATACCATTTGGCTGAAATCGAAAGATTAAGACTTTGTTATAGTCTCTCCCAATCCTTCGGATTCGATTTTCGTGGTATAGTCAGCTAAGTCAGCGAGTCTTTGGGGTCTATTGTGCAGGAAAGAAGATTGTGGGCGACTTGACAATTTGATCTGGTGTGATACAATACTGGAACGAAACTGACCGATAATGAAATAAAGGAGACGATAATGGCCCATTCTAAGACTTTTACTGTGCCTGCTTTTACCCTTGTGCAATATAAGAGGGATAAGAATAGGAATCCTGTGGGTGTGGTTGTGGCGAGGATGGTTGATGGACAAGTTCGATACGGCTTTAGCCTTTGTCGTAAGGGTGATCGCTTCAATAAGGCTCGGGCTTTGGAGATTGCTCTTGGTCGTGTAGATGCAGAAGTAACAATCTGCCCAAATTCTCTCGAACAAACTTTCGATATTGTTGTTGATCGTGCCAAACGATACTTCAAGTGAACATTATGCTGGGTTGGTAGGCTTCGGCCTGCCAATCTGGCAGTTCCTGTAGCCCGCCTGCCAATTTGGCAGACGAATCTTTTTCGCCCAAGCTCTTGACGGGAACGAATGGTATGGTACAATACTGACATAAGAGACAAGCGAGAAACAATAGAAACGAAGGCTTGACAAGTAGAAAACTACTGGTACAATAGGTGTATCAGTGAACGATTGGAACGGTAAACCTTTTGAGGAGTGAATAATGCAGAAGTACAAGTTCGTAGTGTCGGTTATGGCTGAATCGCTGGATACGGAAGTCGTTGCGACTTCGATCAAGGAGTGTCTGACGGATGCTCTGCCCGAGGGTGTTCTTGCGACGGTCAAGGACGAGGGTGGTAAGCCGATGACACATCAGGGCTATCTGGTTGCTCGCAAGCGAGTTTTCGGTATTGGAGTTGATCAGGCTGGCGACGGTGCGAATCCAAAACCGGTCAAGGCTCCGAACCTTGAGACTCATACGGAATCCACTGCGGAGTGAGTTGACAAACTCGTTTGGGCGAGTATAAATAGATCATTAAGCCCAAAGCGGGGGACGGAACCAACCGCCCCCATTGATATAAAAGGTGAAATATGGCAAACGACAAACTTAATGTAGGATTGATCCAACTCTCGATTGATCGTCTCGAAAGGATCGTTCAAAACTTCGACTACCTACTTCCGACACTTGACCATGAGAATGTAGCTACTGCGGAACTGGTGGACGATATAGAAGCAATCCGAGACCATATCGAATATCATAAAGAGTTGAACCGGGATATTCCGCGTATCCCCAAGACTTTCTAAAACCAAGGCCGACGCCGTTTGAGACAGACTGCCAAATTGGCAGCTTCTCCACCGGGCCTGCCAAAATGGCAGTTTCAAACGCCAACGGGCTTTTGGCACAGCATTTGCACACTACAGAAAATCTTTTAGTAGGCTCTTGACATAGTGGAATTGCGTGATATAATTCACCTATCACCCGAAGGATAACGACGATGAAAACTGCTGTTGGTAATGACAAGCTCGGAAAGAATTGTATTGTAGTGTCGCGTCCGGTTGGCGACACTTGCCCTTCAAGCTGTGCGTTTCTTGGAAACGGATGCTATGCGGAAGCGACGGAGCGACAGTACCAAAATGCTCGCGTTGCAGGCTTCGCCAATATCATTACGGAAAAGGGTCGTATTCGCTCCATGATTATTGACGCCCACAAAAAGGGTAAGTCTATTCGATGGCATGAACGTGGCGATTGGTTTCTCAACGGTAAACTCGATACCGATTATCTCAACAATGTGATATGGGCATGTGAGTCTATCGTCAAGGATGGTGGCGAGTTGCCCGAAATGTGGTTCTACACTCATATTTACGATAGTCGGCTTGTTGCTCTGGACAAGTATATGGCGGTCTATGCGAGCGTACATAATGCCGAACAAATGAACGAAGCAAAGTCTGTAGGTTTCAAACTGTTCGCATGGTGCGACGACACTTCCATCGCTCCAAAGCGGCCAAAGTCTAAGGCTAAGGCCGACCAGTGGCGGGCATCGCTCCCTAAGCTAGTCGTGCTGAACGGTGAAAAGTTTGTGACATGCCCGGAAATTAGGCGGGGTCGTGCTACTATTACTTGCACCGGGACAAAGGATAGTCTGGCTTGCGATATGTGTCCGCGAGGATTAGCGAACGTGCTTTTCCCGTGCCACTAAAATAGGCAACAGGGCAACTGCCAAAATGGCAGACCCGCCACCATAACTGCCAAAATGGCAGCCACAAAAATTACAATCGCCCACTTGACTTACTCTATTCTTGGGTTACAATACGCTCTATCACTTGGAAACATACTACTAAAAGGAAAAATGAAATGGAATCGATCCTGTTCTACTCTGCTGCTTGTCTCTCTGCTTCTGTCGCCCTCGCCTATATCGTATTCGCACTAGTTTACGGTATCGACAATACGCTTGTCAAGGCTCAAGTCGGCAAGTATTACCGATTCACTTATCTTCAGCCTACGGCGACTATGCCAACGGTAATCGAAGGAAAGGTTCTTTCGGTACGTCGTCTGTCTGACAAGTCTATTGGTAGGATTCATCGTGATAGCGAATATCGTGCCAATGATCCCAACTTCATCCGAACTAGGCATCTGGTTACGATTCACACGCTTGATCGAAAACTGATGAATGTTTACGCGGAGCGTACAGCCAACACGCGGCGGCTGCCGTCCGCATAGTAAAATCCGACTCCAGATCGGTGGTGAGCTACGGCTTACTGCCAATCTGGCAGTTTCGGTCGAGGCACTGCCAAAATGGCATAGAGCTTGACATGGTGTATCCATATGGTATAATTCCGTTACTGCTAAACAACATGAGGTGCTACGATGCTTGTCACTAATTGCAAACGTAAGTGCTATGGTCTAAGTGAATATGTGCATGTGTACGAATGTGATAATTCTGGGGATGTTACATTCATGGGCAGTAGTCGGGATGGCGTGCCGTTCACTATGGTAGTCAATAAGGAAGATTTTGTAGATTTTTGTAATGGAGAAAAGGCTATACAGCACTGTTTTCCATATTTAACAGCAGACGAACGAGAGCTACTACTAACAGGATTTTCTGTGTCTGATTGGGATGAGTTATTTGGTGACGTTTCTGAGTAGAATACATATAAATAATAAATAAAAAAAAGAAAGGCGATTTAGTATAATGGAAGTATTAGGTGCGATTTTGGTGTTTGGCTTTATTTGGTATATTATCTTTAAGCCAGCAGATCAGCAATCTACGAGCTACAGACTTGGCAAGGGACTTGGCAGAAAAACACAAAAACTTGGAAAATGGATAATGGATGAATAAGCCTATTGACAACTCCAACCATTATGATATAATCCTATTATGCTAGAAATCACTTACAGAGTTGTGCAGGAAGGTCGTTTTGTCGGTTATGTTTTGGCGTTTTGTCAACAAGCTGCCGAAACTGACGCAATAAAGAAGTTTGGGGCGAATTGCCTAGTCAATAAACTATTGGTATAAAGGACAAATATGAATACAAAAATGCTTCGATATGTGTGTTTCGTTGTCACTTCTCTCATTGCTATTTTTTCTATGAATAGTCCTAGTTATCAATATTTGATTGGTAATACGATGATTTGTGGAATGAATTGCTTAATTTGTACTGTGTGTTTCAACGACTGGAATGAAAAATGATTACATTTAGCATTAGCTCGCTTGTCGCTATGAATATCGGGTGGATTGTTGGGCAACTACTGATATTTACTATCAGTCCTAAAGAGGCTAAATATCCGGCACTTGATATGATAATGTCTGTGATGATTTTTTCATTTGGCTTATATCTTTTCCACGGACAATAAGATGCAATTACGAAAACTACAGATTTTTGCCGAACAGTACGGCTACCACGTTGAGAAAGTTGGGCGGATTTACCAATGGTGGAATGATAGGGATCATAGTATAATTGGGGAATGTAAAACTATTAGGGAATGTTATAGTGAAATTTCCTCAGACATTCTATCTAAAGTAGAAGTAATTGTGTAACTGCCAAAATGGCAGACACTCTGCCCTCGCTGCCAAAAAGGCAGACCCAACGTAACCCTAGATATCTCAAACACTTGTGGACAACCGCCCTTCTGGTATAATGTGGTTTTGGGCCACTTGACACTAGGAGAAAAGTATGGTATATTGTATTTTCACTCTATGCGTAGTTTGCGGTCTATGTGGGTGTTGTCGATAACGAATAGGTAATATTTGGTCGAGAACAGGGAATCAGAAAACCCGCCCTTATTGCAACCTTCGAAAGACTCCAAATCTTTTGATGAAGGGCTATGGCTTCCCCTTGTCTCGGCCAATCCTTCGGATTCGGTTTTAGTGGTCGTAGTCAGCCAAAATAAGGAGCACTTGACAAACGATTTCCTTGTGGTATAATACCAATATGAAAAAGATTATGGATCACGCCGCTTATATGCGGAAAGTAAAGAAGATGTCGGAAAGTGAACTGGAATACACTATCCAAGATTGCCGCGAGGTTATTGCTGCAATGCCTGATGGCGAGAACGTGGGTTATTACACGGACGAAATCCTGTATTGCCACGGTGAACTCAAAAGGCGAGATATGCAGGCATCAAAACGAATCCACAAATACGTATACGGAAATAAATGATGTGTAGCGAACGCAACAAAGCAATTCTCAAAGTAATTATTTCGATTAGGAACAGAATGGCTCTTATGAGCCAAAAAACTCAAGAAGAAATTGCTAACACAATCAAAGAGCACAATATTACTGCTCAAGAGATTATTGATATGTGTGTGGAGATGAATTTCTCGGTATAATATCATGATAAGATTAACAATAGAACAAGAAGAAGTACTCAGTAAGATAGCTGTGGAAGACCGTGCTGTATTAGCTGACATGATTCGCAATACAGAAGTAGAACGTACCTGGGATCGATGTGGTGACGAATCTTTTTGTGGCGAAAACGCAACAGAGACACTAAATAATATAGCTAGTATTATTGAAAACTTTGATCCAGAATCAATAGATTACTAGGCTGCCAAAATGGCAGCTTCGCTACCAGGCCTGCCAAAATGGCAGCATACACCGCGACAGCAAACGCTGTGCCAAAAAGGCCGTCGCCGTTTGAGACAAAAGATTTTTGACCTACCCTCTTGACTAACACGAAGTGTATGGTATAATCCATGTATCACAAGACAAGACGCTGACGAGAGCACAAATAACAAAACTCGCTCATGTGACTTGACAAGTGGTAAAACGCTGCTATAATGGTTGTAGTAGTGAGTGATTGGAAACGATAGTCTTTTGGAGTAAATAGCAATGGTGCGTGAAAAGTGTGCGTTTGATGTGAGTCTGGTTGCTGCCGCTGGTAGCGTTGATCGTGAAGCGGTTGCTCAGGCGATTGCGGATTTTCTGGACGAGCGGTTTGGTGATTCGGTTGAGAACATTGGCGTCAAGGCTGGTGCAGTCAAGACGTTTACGGAGCAGGGCTACAAGGTGTGGCGTGCTCGTGTGACGGGTGAGACTGCGGAGCAGGCTGGCGATTCGGCCAATCCGAAGAAGGTCAAGGCTCCGAACCTTGAAGCTCCTGCGGAAGCTGCGGCTGAGTGAATCAGCGGCTCGTTTGGGCGAGAATAAACAGACTTTAGGCCCAAAGCGGCAGGACGGTATCCATTCCGTCTTGCGTAGAAAATGCAAAGGATGCGCAACTTTGCCTAAGCTAGTCTAGTCAACAATCTTACGTCTTGACCGACTGCGGAATAGCGGTTAGCTTAGTATAAAATAGAGACTCATTACCGCTATTGAGGCGAGAAGCCCGTGGGACTTTGAATCCTGCGGGTTTTTTCGTAGACTTTTCTAAACTGCCAAAATGGCAGGGCGGGTAGCGAGACTGCCATAATGGCAGAAATATTAGACGACTTTTATAATAATGGTGTAAGGAAAGAAACGGACCACTTGACAACGGGTGTCGGGTCGGCTATAATGGTAGAGGTCAGGAAAAACAACATTAAGGGTAACGAATTTCAAATGTCCAGAATTAACTACAACACGATTGATACCACGAAAACATCGTGGAACGTCCGTAGTCATTCAGGCTTTGGATATCGCCAAAATCCAGCCTGCGAAGGCTAATTCTTGCCCCTTTGTGCTCGGGGTGAGAACCCCTTGAGCCTTCTCTTGGGGAATATCAGAGAGTACAAATAGTTTCGCTCTTTGACAATTCGGGTTTCATAAAAAACACATACTCATGGTGTAACGGTAGCATCACTGTCTCCAAAACAGTTGGTCAAGGCTCGAATCCTTGTGAGTATGCTTTCGCCTCTTTAGGATAGTGGTAATCTAACTTTTTCATACGAAGTTGACGCTTGTTCAATTCAAGCAAGAGGCATTTCGGCGTAGAGGAGTCTGGTCGTCCTCGCAAGTCTCATAAACTTGAAATCGCATTAAAGTGGTTCAAATCCCGCCGCCGACATAATATGGGTTGTTAGTATAGTAGATAGTATACTGGTCTACGAAACCAGAGACGAATGTGCAAATCATTCACGACCCACTTAACGGTTCTATGGTCCAACGGTTCACGACGCTAGACTGTCCATCTGGAAATCCGGGTTCGATTCCCGGTAGAATCGCTGATATGTATGATGATAATTTCCCTCGTACTCCTATTCTGTGTCTGTAAAACACGGGGCATTAAATTAATAGGTGGCTGCCGGGTAGTTCAATTCTTCTACGGGGGACTTTTGACCGCTAGTATTTCAACGGTTTTAGAATGCGAACCTGATAAGTTCGAGACGAAAGTTCGACTCTTTCCTAGCGGATAGATATGGGCTGTTAGTTCAACGGGAGAACGGTAGCTTTGCAAGCTTCAAATAAGAGTTCGATTCTCTTACGGTCCACTTGACAGAATGAAAAGAGTTGGTATAATGAAATGATATGGCCCTATCTTCTAATGGTTAGGAATCTAGACTTTCAATCTAGCAATCTGAGTTCGATTCTCAGTAGGGTCACTAAACGCGTCTATGAGGTTCAACGGCTAGCCTGTCAGTCTTCCAAACTGAATGTTCCAGTTCGAATCTGGATAGACGCATAATTTGCCAGTATCGTATAGTGGAATTACGTCTCACTTGTAATGAGAACACCGGGGTTCGATTCCTCGTATTGGCTTATGTTGATGTAACTCAATGGTAGAGTAGCTTCTTGGTATGAAGTTAGTTGTAGGTTCAACTCCTATCATCAACTTGTTCAAGACTGTTAAATAACTAGAATGAAGTGTAATGGTTTGCACGGCTTGTTTGGGGCAAGCAAGAGCGATTCGATTTCGACATTCTAGATATATCCTCAATTAGCTCATTCGGCTAGAGCGTCTCGTTTACACCGAGAAGGTAGTGGGTTCGATGCCTACATTGAGGACTGATAATTATGGAGCAATAGCCTACGCGGTCACGGCACGAGACTGAAAATCTCGCCATGTCAGTTCGACTCTGACTTGCTCCACTTGACAACTTCTTGAAGTTATGCTAAACTAGGTGCATGATGAGAAACTTTCCACAAGAGTTTAATAACCCGTCTGTCGGGGTTGCTGGAGTGAGAACCAAAGGTAAAGAGAATTATCTTTTCATGCACGTTGCTTCGTGGCTTACTAAAAAAGAAGCAGACAACATTGAAGAACTTGGAAAGAAGCTCATAGAGATTGCTGAGTATTTGAGAGAAAGTAAAAAACTAAGCGGATCGCATAGAGACGCTTAACATTCCGGGGTAGTGAAATGGTATCACAAATGGCTTTGGACCATTTATTCTACGTTCGAATCGTAGCCCCGGAACTGTGGTTATACGCTAACTGGTGAAGCGGCTTGACTGTGAATCAAGTGATATGGGTTCGACTCCCATTAGCCACCCTGACGATAATCATACTAGAGTGGCGGAATGGTAAACGCAGGAGACTGTTAATCTCCCGTCGAAAGACACTGTAGGTTCGAGTCCTACTTCTAGTGCTAATGGAAGTAATCCGAGTTGGTGAGGAAGCTCTTTGCTAAAGAGTTGGCCCCTAAAAAGGCTTGCAGGTTCGAACCCTGCTACTTCCGCTTGATAATATATGGAGGTGGTCCGGTAGGTCGAGGACACTATCTTGAAAATAGCTGGGGCCTAAAAAACCCTCGAAGGTTCGATTCCTTTCGCCTCCGCTTGTTTGGTTCTATGAAGGATAGGCAGATATTGGTTTGCTGCACTACTTTGGAAAAGTAGGCCGGATTAAAAACCCGGTGAGAGTTCAATCCTCTTGTCCTTCGCTTGACAGTTCGATTCGGTAATGTATAATGTATCGACACGCAGGGTTGCAGCCAGTACGTGCGTTCTAAGCTCGTTCCTTAATGAACTGGACGGAAGGATAGGGTTCGACTCCCCAACTCTGCATTTCGGGTGATTAGTATAATGGTATTATAGGATGCTCTTAACATCTCGACGAAAGTTCGATTCTTTCATCACTCACTTCAGACACTGCCAATTTGACAGGCGGAGTAGCGAGGCTGCCAAAATGGCAGACACAAAATTGAGGGGTTGACAACAGAGAAGGGTATGGTATACTTGACTGAACATGGATCGGTAACTTAGCGGCTAAAGTAGCGGACTTTTAATCCGCCTATCGTGAGTTCGACTCTCACCCGGTCTACTTGACTTTTCTCCAGCGTCGGTGTATAATAAAAAACATGGGAAGTTGCCGCCGGTAGTGGCACGTACTCTTATAAGGTACTCAAAAGATTGGTTCGACTCCAATACTTCCTACTTGACACGCCGGGGTAGTCCAATTGGCAGGAGACATATGCCTTAGAAGCATAACAGTGCTGGTTCAAATCCAGTTCCCGGTATTATGGCTGCGTATTCCAACAGGCAGAGAAATCGGACTTAAAATCCGAACAGTGTGAGTTCGACCCTCACCGCAGCTACTTATGAAACCCATCTTAACTCTCTTCATTCTCTTCTCGATACACTTCTCGTCTATATGTATTGCTTCTAGTGTTCATATTAATGACGCTAGATTAAAAATCAATATCAATACAATTCAGGGACCAAAAGCTAGTACTTTTAAATTCCAAAAAACTGGTGGATTTCCATTCGCTCAATACGCCCATGTTAGGGGCGATGTAAATTCTCTGATTGTTATTCTCAATAGATATAATGATCATCAATGGCCTGGTTGGAGAATGAGCAAGAATGCTACTGCTAATGTAAAGTGGCAAGAAAATCAAATTAGAAAAACTGGAAAGCTTATTCTGAGTATTGATAATCTAGATCAGATAAAAGCTTTTGAATATTCTATCTCCAACGATTATGTTCCACTCAATCTACCAGATTCGAAATTATGACGATAGCCAGCGAAAAAACTGTTGACAGCCACTGCACCTATGCTATAATCAGTGAACAGGAAACGATAACCCGGAGAAAAGAAATGGATCGCAAAGAGATATTCGCAGAACTTCGTAAGCGTGGTGCTGCTAAGGTAGTAGTTCAGTTTAGTGGTGGTGGAGACGAAGGTGGTGTTGAAAATATTCAACTCCTATCAGAGACGGGTTTTCCTATTGGAACGTTGCCAGCTTGGGGCGGAGAAGGTATCGACGGAGAACTTGCAGATCAACTTTCTAAACCTGTTTATGACAGATATTACTCTTTTGCTGGTGAGTTTTATGTAAATGGAACTGTTGAGTATGATGTAGAAAAAGAGACAGCGGTTATGTCTGGTCAAGAAAGTGAAGAAGTTTGGAACGATTTTGAGGAGATTCTCTAATGTCTAATCCTTATCATCATTCTCTTTCATCCGTAAAGAAGTGGGGTGGAGAAGTTGCTGACTATATGGATATTCATGAATGGTTTGATGCCTCTAAAGAAATGTTTGGTGACTTTCGCCATCGTGCTTTGCGACATCATTCTCAGGGTATCTATGAATGTGCCAGAGTATTTGGTAATACCATTACTCTTTCTACTGGTAAGGTAATCCCAACTCGATGGGTGGGAGAACAGCACGTTCAAGAAGATTGTGGATTTATTCCATCTATCCAAGATTGGTTTATAAATATCGCTCCACAACCTTGGATGAATAAACCTCAGAGGCTTTCTAAGGAACTGGAAAAAGAAGCCGTTGCGTGACTGCCAAAATGGCAGATCACCTACCGGGCCTGCCAAAATGGCAGACGCCCCAGCAACTCCCATGCCAAAAGTAGTGACTCGAAAACTTTATTTTTCCGCAAACCAGACCCTTGACACCCCCGAATGCTCTGGTATAATCCATGAAACGGAACGATAACCCACAAGAAGAGGAAACGAAGATGAGTGCTGCTGTTGAAACGATGATGTTCGCTGGTGAAACCCCTTGGCATGGTCTTGGCAATAAGGTCGATGACAAGATTACTATTGCTGACGCTATTGATGCGTCGGGATTGAATTGGGAAGTTGGTCTGAAGGCTATTCAGACTGTTGACGGCGAAGCTCTGCCGGAAAAGGCTACCTATCGCGTGAGCGATGGGCGTATTTTCTCTGTAGTCGGCCCACGTTATGTGCCACTTCAGAATAAAGACGCTTTCGATTGGTTCCAGCCGTTTCTGGATGCTGGCGAGTGCAATCTGCATACCGCCGGATCGCTCCATAACGGCGAAAAGGTTTGGGTTCTTGCCCAACTGAACCGCGATTGCTCCGAAATTGTTGGCGATGATACTGTCTGCAAGTTCATCCTGCTTTCCAATAGTCACAATGGTACGACCGCTATTCGCGTGGGATATACTCCCATCCGAGTTGTGTGTGCGAACACTATGGCTATGGCTCATAGCAAGGATTCTGGCTCTCAGCTTATTCGCATCCGACATACTCGTTCGCAGAAAGTCAATCTGGAAAAGGTACGTGACATTATGGATAATATCAATGTCCAGTTTGAAGCGACCGCTGAACAGTATCGCTTTCTTGCGTCCAAGAATTTCAGTGCAAGAGACATCGATGCTTATGTCAAGGTGGTTTTGGGTGTTGAGAAAACTCCTATCGAGGACATCTCGACTCGTACCAAGAATATCATCGCTGATATTATGACCCGGATCGAAGGTCCGCGTCAGTCGCTCCCCGGTGTCAAGGGAACTTGGTGGGCGGCATATAATGGTGTCAATGAATACCTGAACTATGCCAAGGGTCGCAACGCCGACAACCGGATCGACTCGCTCTGGTTCGGTCAAGGTGCGAACGATAATTCGGACGCCTTTACTTCGGCTCTGGAGTTTGCGAACGCTCTCTAGGATCGAATAAAATCGCCTGGTTTAAATTGGGGGCTGCTGGCATAGGCTGGCGGCCCCCTTTTCATTCCTGGGTGCCAAAATGGCAGCTTGGCGACTGCCAAAATGGCAGGCCGGGGACGCCTCCTGCCAAAATGGCATAATGTTATCTATATGAGACACTAACCATACTTAACGTCTCACATAGCATACATTACAGTTTTGTCCAGCCCAATCTTTCAGATTCGGCAGATATGGCACAGTCAGCCAGTTGAAGACTCTTAGAGGATTTGAGTCTGTATGCCAAAATGGCAGCTTTTGTACCGCGTCTGCCAAAATGGCAACCCCCTGCCAAAATGACATATTGCCTACTAATCAATCACTAGTTTCGACCCCTTCCAAATTGCGACTAATGATTCGATGTAACCCCTTGATAATGCTAGACTTGTGGCGGGTGGGCGTCTGTGGTATAATAGTAGGCAGAGGTGCTATAATATGAGGATTAGAAAAAATAATTGTAGAATATCTATTATAAAATCCTCTAATTCTAAAACTGTACGAAAAGTAAGGTTAGGCTGACCCCTTGACTTTTTGGTTTTGTGTGGTATAGTGAATAGTCTGGGATAGTCTGCGTCCCCTTGGGACTCTTTGGTTATGCAGAAAGAAAATAGTATTGTTTTGGGCGAAAAACCAGAAAACCAACCCTCTACGGAGAAAAAAATGAAATTCACCATAATGAATGAAATGGGACCAGTTCTCCAGTGTGATTCTTATGAGGAGTGTGATGGGGCTATTGAGTTTTTTTGTGGTGGTCATTTTATATGGGAAGGAACTATGGAAGAGTGTCAGATAAAATTTGATAAACTAATGGAGAAAATAAATGATAACTGATATATCGCTTATTTTTGGTGTTTGTGTAGCTTGGCTTTGGTTAATTACTATTTAGGAGAAATATAATGTATACCTTTGTTGTAGTAAGAGACAATTCTGTGGAAGACTGTAAGTCATTTATTGATTATTGGGCGGCTGAAGATTATGCTAATGATTTTATACAAAAAATAGATCACGAAATTGGCCCCATAGACTTTCGTAAGGGAGTCTTTTATCAACAAAGGGGGTTGAGTGTTGGAGTTTATCATTCTCCTGTGTATAATAATACATTAAAATCTTTTTGTGAGTATTCTCTATAATTTTTGAAAGGGACATAATGCAAACTGTAATCGCCCAATATCAATTCGACACTATTCATTATGAGGTAATTGCCCTTCACGAAGGAGCATTAGACCCGTACTCGCTTGATAATGTAACTAATTTTCTGTTAAAAAGAAATGGTGAAGTAGTATTGAGGGACTGCGATCTTTATTTTGGACAGCTAACTGTGCCTACTTATAGAGAAGTTGTCCAGTTTGAAAGGAATGAGGGGCAGTTTCATCAAACCTCCAAGAAGAATGACCTAACCTAAGTCTAGTAATGCCAACGACTTGCGACTAGCAGGCGTCTGTGGTACAATGGTGGCTTCTGGCCCTGTTACATTACTTGACAAAGGAGGCGTCTATGGTATACTTGATTTTTGGTCTATGTGTGATTTGTGGATATTGTCAATGTTGCGTAGGAAAGTAAGGGAGTTGTGACTTGAAAAAAATCTGTGTAGTTACGCTCAATATCGAATTTGATGACACTTATACTAATCCAAAAGATTGGCAGTGGGATTCTATTATTAATGATTCTATTGAACATATGTCTAGAATAGAATACGATAGATACTATTGTCATACCCAATTAGTGAATTGTCAATATTTCGATACTAATAAGCCCACTATTGACAATCCTTAGTAGGGTGGTAGAATAGGATTCGTACAGTACACACGGAGCAAAAAATGTTGATAAACGCAGAAAATCGTGATAAGATTCAAGATGAATATATCCAACAGATGATTGATGGTATGGATATAGATACTCTAGCTTCATTAGCTTATGATTATTTAAGTAAAGATAAAGATGAATATACGCACAAACAACTTGAAACAGAGATTTTAGAGTATTATCCAGAAATACTTGGAGTAGAAGAAGATGATGAATGAACTTCTTGAAGAGTTTATGGATCAAGAAAAGATTCATAATTTTGAGGGCGATAGCGGCCTTAAAAACTTGGAAAGAATCATTGAAGCTCTCGGCTATAAGCCTCATGGGTTTCGTTTTGGAAGTCTGGTCGAAGTATTTCTGTCAGACAACTCGGCGGCGTGTGATGCCCTTATTGATTTTATACGCGATTCTAATGTTAGAGATTGGGCGGAATCATTAGAGAGTAATCTTTATGAAAAGGAAGAAGATGATGAGTAAAAGTATTAGAGAAATTAGTGAACAGATTCAGGAAGACTTAATTGTTTTACTTGAGTCACAATTTGGTGAAGTAGAATATCTTGAAGATGTAAAAGATATGGCTTGTCAAATTGTTGTTGATCATATGAAAGAATTTGAAGAAAATCACGGAATTTATAGGTTAAGATAATGCGATATATGGCCGAGGTTTATGTTCTATTCCACAACAACACATGGGAGTTTCACCATATTGAAATTCCTAAGTGGATGTTTGAATCTCTAGACGCAGAAATGGTAGACACAGAATTGTTTGACCAAATTTATAAAGAGAATATCTGTTCTCTTAAAGTTCGCCGCAAGTATATAGTATAAGGAGCTAAAATGTTGATTAGTGCTGTTGATTTGGTTTCAAAGATGAAAGACCCAAAAGTTCTTATTGTAACAAAAGGCGGTGGGCGAAAAATTTATGACTCGCCCTCAGAAGGATGTCAGAATCCTAATTTGATTATGGTTATTGATGGTGGTTCTGTTGTTTATATTCCCATTAAGACTATCGAAAAGATGGAAATATTTGACAGCGCCAGACAATAATGGGCGTGTCTGAGCCAATCCTTCGGATTCGGAATGTTGGCGGTAGTCAGCCAAAATATGATAGTCAGCGAGATTTGAGGATCACTTGATTAGTCGCCCAAATAATTCTTGGCTAGTTTATCAAGTACTTCCTTATCTTCCTGCATAACTTTTCTAGCAACTTCTATTTGGTCCCCTTCTACTCTGGGAACCGCATGCCAGACTTCTCTACTATTATTCTTATCGTCAACTTCTATTGTAGAATATTGAAGAATATTTTGTAACCAACGAAGTTGCATAATTTGTTTCTCCCTATCCTTCGGATTTGCCCCAGTTGCTCGTAGTCAGCGAGTTATTGAGGACTCTTATAGGAATCCTATCTTTTTCTTATCTTTAACTTCAGGATTAATCTCCAGAGATTCTAACCACTGAGTTTTCTTTTCGCCCTTATCAAAATAACTAACTTCATACAAGACATAATTGTTATGTCTGATTTGAATACCAATAATAGTACCTTCCATTGTTGACATAAGAACTTGAGTGCCTATTGGATAAACTTCTAATTCGTCATGATTTTTCTTCATAAAAATTCCTATAGTCAGATGTTCCAGCCGATCCTTCGGATTTGCTTTAGTTGCTCATAGTCAGCCAAATGTTTAGGACTCTTAGCTGTCATCCTATTATATCTAAAAAATCCGGCCTGTCAAGGGGTTGGTTACGCAGAAAAGAGTTCTATGGGCGATTTTCAATAGAAATAATAGCTAACCATACAATCCATTTCACTAAGGAAACCCAGAATCCTATGTTTGCTATGATTGCTCCTAGTATGAAAGAGGCGATCATTAAGTCTTCTGATAATTTTTTGAAGATTAAAAGATATATAATGGGCCACACACATAAAAATAATCCGCCCAAAAACAACCACTCTGAATATTGTATTAGTGTCATACTATAGTTTTCTCAGTTTTTGGCAGTTTGGGAAATTCATCTTTTCGTCCAATCCATTTTTGGGTGAAATATATATTTTCAAATGATTTGGCGGGTAGTCCATAGAATTCAAAAATATGATAAAATAGATCTAGTTCATCATCCCAATAAGTATCGGGTGGAATACCTTCTATCATATTAATGTTTTTTCTGTTATTTGTAGGGGAGGAAATTCTTCTTTTCGCCCAATCCATTTCTTATGAAAGTCTGTATATTTTGGGTAAGGATAAAATGCTGGCTTTCCTATGGAATGAATAAATTTCCAGCAAAAAATGTCTCTATCTGCGCAATAATAGACACTTATAGGAATCGCTTCTTTCATGACAATGTTTTTAAAGTAATCTTAACTTCATTATTTGGAATAATTTTAACATCAGGAATAACAAAATATACTGAATATAGTAGTATAGCTTCTTGAGCTTTTTCTTGTGTTGGAAATGAGCGATCTAGAAAAACGGAATTGCTATCTTTATTAACAACCGCCCATTCTTGTTCCATCCACCCATTGTACCATAAGAAAAACGTGTGTCAAGGGCGATTTTTGATATTTTCTTGCATCTTTTTACAGTCTTCAATAACATTACTATTATAGGATTTATAATTCATTAGATGGCCAAATAACAAATGACATTTTTGAGCACACAAAGTTATTAGATTTGCTGGATCTAGTTCTAAGTCTGGCCTTAAATGAAAAGGAATTATATGATGTACTTCTAAATTATCTTTAGTCAAACAAGCTTGGCACAAATTTTCTTTTTTAAGATGTTGCTTACGAACCCCATCCCATTGAGGGTCGCGTCCGCCAAAAAGTTCTTCTGACGATTTTTTGGTAAGTCCCCAATTAAATCCAAATAGTTTCATGTATTTTTTGTTTCATCTAGTAGTTGTTCAACATTAGCAATGTTCTGCTTAATACAATTACATTTACTTTCTGTATCTTCTAATGGATTATTATTCTTAATTAAGGCACATTCATTATTTAAAACATTAGCTACACACTCAGACAACTTATGAATCTGAGAAATGTTATGTTCTATTTCTAGAATATGTTTTTTAATTTTTTCATCCATTTTAGCCTGTTGGTTCCGGAGTCATTACTAGTTCGGCATTAAAATCAAGATTGAAGATGTTAGTATAAGTATGACGAATAGTAGCAGGAGTTGGAAAAGTTTTAGCGAGTCTGATTGTCATTTCGTCAGGCTTATCTGCCGTTGCTAAACCAGAATATCCATTATACATTCCTTGATTAAAAGCATAAGCTAATTGGCGTATATCTCCAGAAGTAGAAGTATCAAAAGCTTCTAAGTCTGACCAAGGAATAAAGACACCTGTTACTCCTCCTACAACTTCTCCTACATTAATATTTGGAAAATAACCAGATGGTGCAGAGTTGAAGGCCATAAGGGGGTGCTCCTAATTGGTAGATATTGATTCACTAATATAGTACACCAAAAAGACGGGTGGGCGTGTTCCTCCTAAACTAATAAGTTCGGAACATGCGCGATAGTCAGCGAGTTTGACAACCCATTGGGTTTATGGTAGAATGGATGGATATGTTTATAAGAGTTCAATTTAGAGATTTTGAAATAACTTCTGGTAGACCTCCTATTGACTCTATTAATGATTTTAGAACTTTATACTGGGCAACTATTTATTTTTATGGAACTCCTTCTACTTATTTTTACAAGCACTTATCTAAGGAAGGGTCACTAGATACCGCATTTAATGCAGAGATACATAGGTTCTATTCTCTGGAAGAAGTAGAGTCAGCTCTTTCTCTTTATTATAATTCGCCCATCAAATTAGATATTCCTAGAACCCACAAAGAATTAGTATGAACATATTACGATATAAAGACTTTTGGGTGGGAGTATCAATATTCAATTTAGGAAAAACAAATAGTGTCACATTATACTGGGCGACAACAAATCAATCTAACACTTATCTAGATGAGGAAGGAAAACTTATAATAGGTATTAGAACATATTTTCCTTCTATTGAAGCAGTAGAAGAGACTTTGGCTAAATATTATGGATCGCCCACCCATATACAAAGAACCAAAAAGGAGTTAATATGATTGGGAGATATAAAGATTTTGAGATATACACAGGCCCATATAATTCTGAGGGAGAGACCACTAATGAATATTATTTTTGTTGGTGTGAAATGGGTTATTTAAGTAAAGCGGGAGAAGTAACTAATCCTAGAATTATTATTGATGCAGCGACACATACCTTTCATGAATTTTTTGAAATAGAAGCGGCCCTCTCTTTATTTTATAAGAGTAATGTGGTGCTAGATATACCTATTACTAAAAAAGAAATTTATGTTTGACGGAACTACTATGTATTTTCGGGAATTTTATATTTCCGTATATCCATATATTTTTGGTACAAACGGAAAACTTATCCATACAGAAAAAGAATTTAAGTATGTTTTTTGTACAACTACAGAAGACTCGCTCTTTTATTTAAGACCAAGTGGCAAGCTCAAATTAGCAATAAATTCTAATAATGCTGATGGGAAATTTATAGACCCAGACGTAGGATTATTTGAAGATTTGGCGACTCTAAAAAAAGCTCTTAGGATTTTCTATAACCTATCCCAAGATTCGCCCGTTCACCTGGGCGTCACTGAGAAGAAACTTATTACATAACATGAGTTTCCTAAATTCTTCTCTATACTAGATTCTATTAGTTTCTATTCTTACTCTTCCTAAGTTCCGTTTGGCTTCTGATTTCCTTACTATTCAGGAAATCTTCAGCCTGCACTACTCTTCATCTCCCAATTACCTTTTCGCCCCATTCTTCTCAAAACCTTTTCTTCACACGATGATTTCTCTTAGAGCTAGCGTTCTAGAATACTCCCTTCCAAAATTAGGAAGAAAGTATTAAGATCAAGCGACTTCTCTTGAGAGTGAGCGACTGAGCTTTACTGATGGTCTTTTACACAGATGACCAACTAATCCCTATCTGTTCTGCTGACATTTTCTATGTTTGTAACCAGGGCAGTAGACAACATCGTTACAAATCATTGCGGGTTTTCACCGCCAACAGACCAATTACTAAAGTGACAAATTGTTCGCCAAAAAGAGGCTGGATGGATTTGTTGATGGCAGATCGCGGCCCATCTTTAGGTTCATCTTAGACCTTGTGGCAGTCAGAGCCTATAAATCATTATAAGAGAGGCCCAGTTTTTGGCAAGTGTCATTTTTCAAAAAACTCATTTTTCCCGAGAGTTAATACACTTTTTCACTGAGGAATATACCATACACTTCGCACTTACTTTCGGGGAATTTGAACGATTATTTTTTGATGAAAATTTCGTCTAATTTCGCCCAAGAACCTTTGAATCTTTGTGACTTTTGATTCAAAAAGCATCAAAATTGCCGAGAAATTGTATGTTTTTAATTAGAAATGTATGAAAATGCCGTGATTTTCCCTATTAAAATTCCTATCTGCATCAAAAACATGCATTTTTGCCGTGAAAACAATGTTTTTCAAATCAATATTGACAGATTTTTTTTAGTATATTTTGCCGAGGAGGAAATAGAGGGTTTTCTTACTTATAATAAATGACATTTCTTCTAACTTTAAAAGGTTATCTTGGTATAGGTATACTAGGTATGTTTATGGTGGGTATTATACTATATTTATGTTGTTTTTGTCTTGTTTTGAAATAATTAATGGAAGGAAATACTCCCTCTTGACAGACCAAAAATTGGTCATACAATAGCCCTAATAGGCCCATACTCTCGATCTAAGACCAATATATAAATTATGGTGAATTCCCCACAAGAAACCCAATTAGACCTATTTGGCATGGAATAGAACCCACAAAAGGACTAATTACTTACCTAATTTAGACAAAATAGGAATTGAGCAGGAAAAGCGAGTATTATGGGCGAAAATCAAAAGTTCCAAATAGGACAGAAAGTTAAAATTAACTCGCCACATTTTTTGATAGAATACGTTATAGGGGAAGATCATGGTGATGGTACATATCATATAGTTCAGAATGTATATGATTCGTTTTTCTTTTATAGTAAGATTTCTGGTGATGATCTTGTGTTACTTTATGATGGAAAAATAACAAATAAAATTATAGAAGAAGATAATCTGTATTGATGATCTGATAAAAGAATTTGGGCAAATTAAATGACACAACTTAATCCTGCCGCCAAACAAACACTTAGGGTACAAGAAAGATTAAGAAAAATTAAAAGGTCGATAGACAACCAAATAGAACAAGTACCAAATATAAAGGGAATAATTAGGAAATGTTTAAAGATAAACCTTAATGAGAGTTTTTATCTTTGTTATTGTGATCTAATGTTGGATTTCTATGAGTATTGCAAAATGCCACACTATTATGCAGAAAACTTTTTAGATATTCTTGAAGAGAAATTGGGCGAACTGGAAAGAAAGTTGGGCGAAAATGACACAAACTAATTTTCAAATCGGACAAAAAGTTCATTTGAAGCATACTAGCTATGACGTAATTTATGAGATAGAAAAGAAATATTATGGGATTAATGTATATAAAATAATCGATGAAAGATATAAGTGGATTGATATGGTTCCCGGCGATGGACTT